GCTGTATGAAGACAGCTTTAGTATGTGGTGCAGGGGGGTTTATTGGTAACCACCTTGTAAGTAGGCTTAAAAAAGAAGGTTATTGGGTACGTGGTGTGGATCTAAAATATCCAGATTACGGAAGATCAGAAGCCGATGAATTTATTACAGGAGATTTAACAGAAAAAGATGTAGTTGAAAGATGTATTAAAACGGGGAGCTATTATGGTTCGGTACCGAAACAATATCAAGGACAATTTGATGAAATATATCAGTTAGCTGCTGACATGGGTGGAGCCGGATATATTTTCACCGGTGATCATGATGCAAACGTTATGAGAAATTCAGCAACTATTAATTTACATATCTTAGATACAGTTAACAGACTTAACCAATTTGTTAAAACCCCTTGGTATAACGATTCTCGTGTTATGCCATATGACCCGGTTACAACTAAGATTTTTTATAGCAGTTCTGCATGCATGTATCCAGAACATAATCAATTAGATCCTGATAATCCTAATTGTGAAGAGAGTTCAGCATATCCTGCTGCACCTGATAGTGAATACGGTTGGGAGAAGTTATTTTCCGAAAGGCTATATCTAGCATATCAGCGAAATTACAATATACCTGTTCGTATTGCTAGATTCCATAACATTTATGGTCCTAAAGGTACATGGAAAGGTGGTAGAGAAAAAGCTCCAGCTGCTATTTGTAGAAAAGTGATCGAAACCCCTGATGGTAGTGATATAGAAATTTGGGGTGATGGGTCACAAACAAGATCATTTCTTTATATTGATGGGTGTATTGAAGGTGTTAGGCGTTTAATGCAATCAGATTGGTCCGGACCAGTAAATATTGGATCAGATGAAATGGTTACCATTAATGAATTAGTGGATACAGCCGAAACTCTTGCTAAGAAAAAATTAAACCGTGTTTATAAATTAGACGCACCAACAGGCGTAAGAGGAAGAAATAGCGATAACAAATTAATTCAAGAAAAACTTGGATGGTCTCCAAAATACCCGTTAGTTGACGGTATTACCCGTACTTATGATTGGATTTGGGATCAAATTAACATTCAAGATTTACAACAAAACGGTCGACCGTTCTTGAATTAACTAGTACTTAACATATACTTATACTATATGTCGGACAAATCGTTAGATTTAGATTACTATGAGAATGTAGTACTATATAAAAGTTTTACTGATTCTAGATATTTGGGATCAATAATAGACCACATTAAACCAGTATATTTTACTAATAAACATTTTAAAAGTATCATTAATATAATAAAAGCGTTTTTTATTAAGAGACAAACTATTCCTTCTGCTACAGAAATTGCTTCTTATTGTAATACACAAGAACTAAAAATAAATTTAAAAGAAACACTACTAAAAATTGAAAAATTAGATAAAACCTTTAATGAAGATGAATTGTATGATAATACAGAACGGTTTCTAAAAGAAAAAGCCGTGTATCATACAATGCTTGAAGTAGCTGAAGACTGTAGTAAAGGTAAAGTAGAGCCTACCATTATATTTGACAAATTTGAACAGTGTTGTGGTATAAATTTATCAGTAGATTTAGGTTTAGACCTACTTTTAGACCACGAAAGGTTAATTGACAACCTTCGAATAGAAGAACCTACGATATCTTCTGGGTGGGGNTGGGTTGATGATAAGTTAGATGGGGGATTCCTAGAAAATGGTAGAGCAATATATGTGTTTGCCGGTGAAACTAATGTCGGTAAATCGGTTTTTTTGGGTAACATAGCAGTAAACATAGCAAAACAAGGAAAAACGGTGTTAGTAGTATCACTAGAAATGAGTGAATTTATGTATGCTAGACGGTTAGCTGGAAATTTAACAGGAATTGAAATAAACAACTTAAAATTAGAGATACCCACACTAAGATCAAAGATAAAAGAACAAGTTACAACAAACCCTAAGGGTAAAATTTTAATTAAAGAATTTCCACCTAGTACCATTACAGCTTCACAGTTGGGAGCATTTATGAAAAAGGTGAAACAGAAAGGAATTAAAATTGATGCATTTGTTCTTGATTATGTTAACCTAATGCACTCTCCAATTGGAAATAATAGCTATGAAAGGGTAAAATATGCTACTGAACAAGTCAGAGCGTTATCTTATACCCATAACTGCCCTATTATTACTGCCACACAGTTAAATAGATCGGGATACGATACTCAAGACCCGGGATTAGACACAATAGGTGAAAGTATGGGGCTCGCCATGACTGCAGATGTAATATTTTCTATTTATCAAAATGAAGAAGATAGGGGTTTAGATCAAATCAGGCTCGGTGTTATGAAAAATCGATTTGGACCTAACTATGGTGTCACCGAACTAAGTATACACTATCCAACACTAACTATAACAGACGGTGGACAAGGTGATATAAACGATTCAACTCAAGACGTGATGAATTCAATAGAAGCCTTAGCAAATAGTTGAGAATAATGAAAAATTTACTAATTATTAACAATGAACAGTAAAAATTACGTATTTACTGATTCGGATTTAGACGGCGTGGGTAGTTTAATGGTGTTGGGGTGGTTATTAGGTGAATCCCCCTATAAGACAACTACACACAAAAACTTTAGAGAAGATTTTCTAAATTTTTTAACCAATAATAAAATTTCCGAATACGATAACATATATATTTGTGATTTAAATGTAAGTGAACACAGTGACATACTTAATTACAAAAATATTATTGTTATTGACCACCATAATGGTAAAGACAGCTATGTTAACTTTGGAAAACCACAATTAATATTAGATAGTAACTACCCTTCTACTACAAAGTTAGTATTAAAACACCTTCTTTGTAAGGACAAAAGTATAAGTTCCAAATTAAACAAACAAAAAGCTAAATTAATTGAACTAGTAAACGATTATGATTCTTATAAGTTAGCTTTAAAAGAAAGTATCGGACTTAATCAAGTGTTGTGGAGTTATACAGGTAATAGAGTACAGAAGTTTGTTGAAGAGTTTAAAGAAGGATATAAAGAATTTACATTATTTCAGAAAAACATGATCACTCTTGCAAATCGAAAAATAAAATCGTTTTTACAAGAATGTGACGTGTTCACACTAACGACAAATATTGATGGAAACCAGAAAAAGATTATCTCTTGTATGTGTGACCATAATATTAACGAAGTGGCATCAGGGTTATTGAAAATTCACAAGGCTGATATCGTGTTTATCATTAACTGTAAGTCAAAATCAGTCAGTTTTAGGAAAAAATCTGGTGAAAAAACAAATTTAAACAAATTAGCATCAAAACTTTGTAATGGTGGTGGGCACCCTGATTCAGCAGGAGGAAAAATAAACGAAACACTTTTAAAGTTTACAAAAATATTCAAACCAGTGGGAGTATGAGAAACGAAGACCACAACCCCGTTGAATCAACCAGAAATAAAGAAACGGCCCACGCTTTTATGGGGTTCTGTTCTTTTATTTCCATAATTAACAATAAAAAAGTAAATTTACCTAATATCTTTATACTGTTATTAAAAGATACTAAATTACGTACATTGTTTAAAGAAATAATAGACGTTGACACTGATTTTGAAATGGTACGACTGTTTTTACACTACGATCCATCACTTCATAAAAGTAAATATATTATGAAATACATAAACAGTAACAAGAAAAAATTGATTATGTGAGAAATGTGTTATAATGAGTAGTGACTAAATTTGAAAAACTAATCTATAACACACACCTTAAAGTTTCCAGGGTAATACAAAACAAACCATACAAATTTAGGAACAATTTCGAAAATCTTACAGAAGACAAACAAATGTTTTGTAAAAAACTTGCTCTATTTTTTAATAAGCATAATCACATAAACGTAGAAACGTTTTTTAAGGCACCTTATGAAATATACATCGACAAACCAAGTTTAGATTTAAAATTTTATACATCTTTAAAGGCATGTAAGTTATATTTCGAGTATATCAATAAACTCAACAAGCAAGATATAAATTCCCAAGAAACAAAACAGTTCTTTCAAGAGTCCGCATTGTTTGTAACCCAATATTGCATAGATAACAAGATTACGTTCCATAATTACATTTCACATAAGGAAACCCCCACAGATAATATGAATATATTCTGTTCTCACCTTAAATCCGGAAATGTTTCCATATATCTACTGTTTATGTATGGAAATTTCGAAAAAGAGCTAAAAAGCCACGACAAAGGCATATTAGATTTTATGCTCAAAGATGTTATAGCAACTATTAGTGAGCATCGGATGAAATTCTACAATAAAAAGAAAGAAACCAAATTATTTTTTGAAAAAGTGGTATATCACTGTAAAAATAAAGTTGACTCTGCTATCGGATAATATATAATAATGGAAGTAACGGTGACAGTGTTACGATACGAAAAAAATTAAAAATAACGAAAAAAATTAAAATGACAGATATTAAAACATTATTTGAAAGTATAAAAACCGAAATGACTAAGGACGGAGGGAATTCCAATCGTTCTCAGTTTTTGCGTACAGAAGTTGGTAATACGTACACAGTGCGTTTGTTGCCTAATGTAAAGGACCCAAGTAAAACGTTTTTCCATTACTACACACATGGATGGACTTCATTTGCTACAGGCCAATACATTAACCAAATTAGTCCTCAAACGTGGGGAGAACGTGATCCTATTGGTGAAACACGTTATCGCATCACTAAAACAGGAACTGAAGAAGAAAAAGAGAAGGCTAAATCAATTTTACGTCGTGAAAATTGGTTAGTTAACGTTTATGTCATTAATGACCCAGTTAACCCTGACAATAACGGCACAATTAAACTGTTACGCTTTGGAAGACAGTTACATAAAGTCGTCATGGAAGCTATGCAAGGTGATGACGCCGACGAGTTAGGTCCTCGTATCTTTGATTTGAGTAAAAATGGTGTCGACTTTCGTATTAAAGTTGAAAAGCAAGGTGATTTCCCAACATATGTATCATCTAAATTTGGGATGCCTAAGGCAGTTGAAGGTGTTGACACTAAAAAGGCAAAAGAACTGTATGAAGCCATGACAGATCTTGAAGCAGTCTTTACAGTAAAGAGCTATGATGAACTAAAAGAATTGTTGAATGAACATTTCTTCTGTATAAGTGCAGATGAAAGTGATAATACTCAACAAACGTCAACAAAAGTTGTTGAAACGGCATCAGAACCTGAAAAGCCAACCGACAAAACCGGAGACGACACCGACGATGACGATATTGCAAGTTTGTTGAATAGCTTAGACAATATCGAATAATGGAACAACCCCAACAGCCTGTAGGACGCGGTCCAGATCCGGCGGAACAACCGAAGCGCACAGATGTAAATTATAGCGCTGGGTTGGATCCAGATTATAACCCTGGGAGCGGAAGCTCTCAGGGTAATCCTATGGAGGATGCACTGGCCATTAGGGGCATGTTTGGTGCAATTCATAATGAACTTGGTGCGTTAAACGCAAATCTTGTTGAACAATCTTCTGGATTAAAAGCAAGACAGATAAACAAAGAGGTCATGGATAGGGATATTATAAATCTAGTAGGTAAACCTCAAACGCAGCAACAACAACAAATACCCCAAAACCAACCCCAAATCCAATCCCAACCCGGGGTTCAAAATGTTCCACCCGATCCAAATCAATTTGAATTTAATTTTGATAATTCTGCTACAGCAAAAGATATTTTTAACAGACTATTTGATATAGAAAGTACAGTAAATAAAATTCTAAAACTTTTGGAAGAAAAAAAGTAGGTTGTTCTTTATAAAGGAGCACCTATAATAAGTTATGATCATTAATATCAAAAATAAAAATCAATTTGTTACAGATTATTTGCGTCCAATAAGTGCATTGACTGAAGCTATTATTATTAAAAGCAAAGACAATAAACTAGAGTGTATTACAAATAACGAACAGGGGTTGATAGTATATGCATCATACAATTTGGAAGTAGAAGACAATTTAATTTTAAATATACCCAACGTAAGAAAATTAGAAAAGGTTTTATCATTTATTGAACTAAATGAAATAGAATTACAATATAAAGAAAATTGTTTACAATATAAAGATGAACAATTGCGATTTAAATATCATTTTCTAGACGACAACATTATTCAAGCTCCAAAATTAAGTGTACAAAAGATTTTAAGCCTACCATTTAATATCGAATTTAAAATTAATTCGTCTAAAATTAGTGAACTAGCAAAAGGAGCTTCTTTTGTAGCCGAATCAGAAAAATTATATTTTAATATCGACAAAGGAAAAATATTTGCTGAAATTACAGACAGGTCTAATTCATCTGTTGATAGTTACTCAATAAAAGTTTGCGACGAAACAGATGCAGACAATCTTAGCTTTCCGATACACTTTGATATTGTTCGTTTGTTAGCTAGTACAAATCAAGATGAAATTACGGTAAGGATTAATACAGAACAAGGACTAAGTACTTTTGAAGTGTCGAATGATAATGTAATATTAAAATATATTGTACCGGGACTTCAAGTATAGATGAAAAACAAACTCAAAACATGTGGTTACTTTAAAAAGAGATTAAAAGATAATGGATTTATCATACTAGACGTTTTTAAAGATTTTGATAAAAATGATAAAAGAAGATGGGTGATATTAATAAATCCCGGGCAAGAATCTATTTTTTGTACGTGTTACAGTAATTACGACAGTGATTTTGATACTGTTTTTGAATTTAGCGATGGTGGGATTAATATACCTACTAATTTTAAATTATATACACCATCGATGGAATCCGTAATTGAACAATTAATTGTTAGTTGGGGCGTAAATAATGATAACGAGTTGTCGCCTTATTATAAAAAGAAAAATGAACACGAAACAAGATAGTGACATGACCCCTTCACCAACACCAGCACCCAAACAGAAGGCTGTAGAAGAACTTACTGAAACAGAAATTAAACAAGCGTTCGAAATGTTAGTGAGTAGAAAATTTACAGCAGAAAACAAAAGAAAGCTTTCTAATCATAAAGACCTCGATAGAATATTAAAAGAATACATGGATTGTTGTATTTTGCTTGGTTATGATATAAATGGAAACGGTGTAGTAAAGATGATTCATAGTAATAACATGCAACACGATGCTTTGTGTAACTTGATGCACAAAGTAGTTATGAGTCATTTTGGTCCTATGGGTGGAAATAGTTTGGAATAATACATAATACGTTTATGGGTAACCGTGTTTGGATCGTAAAAGAACAAGAAGCAAAACTGTATTACAATATATGTAAACAAGCTTCAGAAAATGAAGAAGTTTTCTCTAGGTTTAAAATTTCAGGTGAATACACAACAATTTTAAGCCACGTTGATAAACAAAAAGGTTCTGAATATTTACGTCAGATAGAAATACATTATCCCGAATTATTGAAAGATAACCGTTATCTAATTAATGATAAGTTGGGGGGAGATGAATTTGATAGATCATCTCGTAAATTTAAAGAGAATTTTGGCCGAGGATATAGCCGCCACTCTCAAGAATACATTTCAGCTGACCCAACAACGTTTCGCTATTTAAAACAGGTAGGTGATATATTATCAATTAGTAATCCCACAAGTATTGTTGAAATTGGAGGAGGATACGGTGGGTTGCTTTTATTATTAAGTCAATATTGTGATATAAACTCGTATTACGACTATGATCACCCAGATGTAATTAAATTAGTTAAAAAATACCTAGGTAATTATAATATTTCTGTTGATGATGAAGTAAAAGACAAATATGATTTGGTCATTTCTACTTTTGCTTGGGACGAATTAAACGTCAATGTAATGAAATGGTATATTAACAACGTTTTTACTAAAGGCGAACACGGTTATATTGTAGCAAGTGAAGAAACCAGCTCTCTCCACTTGGAACACATAAGGAAAGTAATAGACAAACCTATTCATACTGGTAAATACGGTATAGGAGACCATTTAAACATAACATACTGGTAGTATTAGGTGGAACTCAATGGGATTAATATTAAAATATCTTTATGAGCGAACAGTCCGTATTTACACCAGTTGTAAAAGTTTTAATCGTAGGAAAAGGGTTTATTGGATCTCAACTTAGCAATTTTTTAGCTGCAGACGAGAATTTTGAAGTACATTCAGTTTCTTACGAACAAGTAAATTATAGAGATTATAATTTATTGTTAGATTTTTTGTCTAACTATGAAAACGACGGTACATCCTTTGATGCTATTATTAATTGCTCTGGTTATACAGGAGAAAAAAATGTTGATGATGCAGAAAAAGAAAAAGAACTGGTATGGCTTCTAAATTCAGTACTACCTATAACGTTAGCTTCAGCAGCTCAAGCAAATAATATACCTATGTTTGTTAATATTTCTTCGGGTTGTATTTTTACGGGGTATAATGATGATAAATCTGGATATGATGAAGAAGTAGTACCAAATTTTGGATTATTTGATGAAAATTCTTCCTGGTACAGTAAAACAAAACATGCTGGTGAATTAAGCTTAACAAGTAGCTTTAATTGTTATAATTTACGTATAAGAATGCCTTTTGGTGAAATATATCATCCAAAAAATATTATTTCAAAAATGTTAGGCTATAAAAAAATCTTAACTCAACCAAATAGTTTAACATATTTGTATGATTTGTTCAATTTTGTTTATAATATGTTACTTCAACCGCCACCATTTGGTATATATAACGTGGTAAGTAGCGGTACTTTTAATTCCAAAGAGTTATTTGAAGTTTTTGATGAAAATAAAAAAGAATTAATCAAACATAACCTGTTACCTAAGGATTGGAAGTTAGATAACATTACTTTTCTTACTGAAGAAGAATTCTATAAAGAAAACATTACAGTAGCTAAAAGAAGCAATTGTATTTTATCAAATAAGGTGGCTTCTGATTTGAATTTACATAAATTTACAACCGTTGATAAAGAATTTATAGATAAAGTTATTAAAAATTATATAGCAGATAAGAAATTACAAGAAGAAAATATTATTCAATTAAGTGATAAAGGTGAAGACGGTGTATGAAAATTTTAGTTACGGGTGGTTATGGGTTTATTGGTGGTCATCTAGTAAGAAGCCTCAAAAAAAGGGGATATAAGTCAATTGTTTATGACAAACAAACATACGCGTGTGATTATGTAGATAAAAAGTCGGTTCCAACCACCTGGAATATAAAAGGTGACATATTAGATGTCAAAACATTAGAAAGTGTCTTCAGAATTCAAAATTTTGACAAAATATTACACTTAGCAGCAGAATCTCACGTAGATAACAGCATTTCAGACCCTAATGTGTTTGCTTATACCAATATAATAGGTACAATGAACGTATTAAACTTAGCGAAACAATATAACAAGCCAGTAGTTCATGTATCCACCGATGAAGTATACGGTGCATTAACAGGTAATCTTGAAAGTTGGGATGAAAANGAACCTTTAAAACCAAATTCACCCTATTCGGCTTCAAAAGCAAGCTCAGATTTGATTGCATTGTCGTTTTTTAAGACATATGGAATGGATATTCGAATTACCCGTTGTTGTAACAATTTTGGAATAGGTCAACATGCAGAGAAGTTACTACCAAAATCAATTCTTTCAGCAATAAACGATAAAGAAATTTTAATTTACGGTGACGGAAACAATATGCGTGAATGGATACATGCAGAAGACCATGCTGACGCTATTATATTAGTTTCTGAGAAAGGAAAACCGGGAGAAGTTTATAATATTGGGTCAGGAGAAGAATTATCAAATAACGAAATAGCAAAAATGATTGCTAAATATACGGATACGTCTGCTGAAATTAAATACGTTGGTGATAGACCTGGTCATGATTATAGATATGCATTAAATTTTAATAAAATAAAAGATTTAGGGTTTTCTGCAAAAAGAAGTATAAATGATAGGAATGAATGGGATGAAATTATCGAATATTATAAGAAATACCAAAAACCCCAAACCTAGATATCTATACGCAATAAAAAACGGTGACTATGCAGGTCATTTTTGTGCTTTTATTTCTTCTACTAAGGAAAAACATATCTTTCTCACAGTACCCAACAATCAAAAAATAGAAGTACCTATAAAAGACTTTAAAGATGGTATGAAAACGGGACTAGTAGACTTTGTAGAGGTTCTACCAAGAAATGTGTATAAAGTTATTAAAGCACAATACGATGCAACCAATTGATTATATAAAAGACGTAAAAGCTTTTGATTTAGGCATGGATAAGGGAGCAAAACGACCAGAAAACATTATAGAATCTAACCCTAACAAGATTTTTGGTATAGGAATGCCAAGAACCGGGACGTCTTCATTACACGATGCATTTAAAATTTTAAATATCAAATCATTCCATTTTCCTCAACAACTATTACACTTTTTAAACTATGATGCAGCTGTAGATGTTTCAACTGCATTCTGTTATAAGACATTAGACGTTTTTTTCCCTGATGCAAAGTTTATTTACACTAAAAGAAACATAGATAGTTGGCTAAAATCAATGTTTAACTATTATCAGAAGGTTGTAAACGTACAAACTAATCCATTTAACGATAAAATAAACAAAATTTTATTCAATAAAACAAAATTTTACGATACCGATTATGATGATTTCAGAAAAGGGTATGAAAAACACCATTTTGATGTGACGAGCTATTTTAAAGATAGGCCTAACGATTTTTTATTAATAGATATTATTGAAGGTGATGGGTGGGAAAAATTATGCAAGTTTTTAAATTGTGATATTCCTGATGTTGCTTTTCCGAACACCAACTCATTAAAAGACATCGATAAAGTAGCCGAATCACTAAAAATGGATAA